GATCAGATACTTCGTCGTTCCCTTTAGGTTGATCGAGTCGTGGGCTACGACGTTTAGGTCGCGGCTGAAGTTGGGGAACTTCGTGCTGATGGACTTGGTAGCAATGCCATACGCACGGGTCAGGATTTCGGCCTCTGGCCTATTGGCTAGGTCTTTGGCGATACGGTCGTAACCACCGAAGGGGTTGTCCCGACTGTGAAAGTAGATGATCCCGGCATCCCGGTTCCTTGAACGCTGAATGTATGGGACTGTCCGGCCACCCAGAAGCTCGGCGGACTTAGATCGCACGTTTTCCGCTCCTTGCACGTAGTCTCGGACAACTTCGTTCCAGCCGTCGATAGGTGTAAAAGTAACGACCAGCTTGCTGTTGCGAGTAGCAAGGCGGAAACGAAGAGTGCTAAGGAGCTGCGGTCCGATGAGGTATTCATCGCACCAAGCGCCAATGTTGATCCAGCTAGGATTCCGGCACCCCAACTCAGCACCCTCAAGGATTGTGTCGTTGTTAAGGAATTGGGCATAGGTCTTGAAGATGATGGAGCTCTTGCTGACAGGGAGGATGAGGCTGGACTTGGAAAATCCGTTCTTCCGGGTGTAGGACACGTTCTCCTCCGTCCCTAAGACCTTCACCTTAAACTCCTCCGGCAGAGCGTCATACACCGCAGACTGCTGCTGACGGATGGACACATCCGCATTCTGGGCAAAGCACATAATGACGGAGCCGGGGTTCTCCACCGCAGACTTAACCACGGCGTGAGCTGCCCAACTTGTTTTGCCAGAACGATTTCCGCCACTTACCAGCAATTCTGCGTGGGTGGTCAGAAGCTCCTCGGCGTCCCGCCAATGGGGCAGCTTCCAGCCGTACCGATACGGATCACGCCTGCTATTGGAGATAGCCGAGTGGTAAAGCTCGTGGAGCTTCAGGACATCCTGCGGCTCCATCGCCGCCAACTCCTCGTCAGTCGGCGGCTTTAGAACTTCGTGCGGTTCCCAGACTAGGGCCATTGTTAAAGGAAAGCCTCGTTTTCTTTAAAGCCGGGAATCGTAGTTAAAGGAAAGCTCACTTTGCTTGTCGTATCTCCAGCTTCCATCGCCAGAAACCTATGGTGCAGGACCAGTACCCACCCTCGGTAAAGGAGTACTGGCCGTAATGGCGCTTGCCCGTAGACACATCCGTCCACGACGAAGTGACTATCGTCTTGGTAAGCCAAAGGCCAAAGACGGGTCTGCTGCTAGGCAAGAAAGAGACTCTCATATTACGCCCTCGTTTCCATTTTCTGGATGTTGAAAAAACCCCCTAGTATTTTCAACACGCCTCCACGGGTTTAGCCACCACTTCCACGCTACTGGCCTTCAGCTTGGCCCTAGCTTCCTCAATGGCCTTCATAGCATCCTCCAAGCTAGGCGCGGCACCCTTGTGCTCCACAACCACCTTGTTCTCCCCCAGAGCTGCAAGGAACTTGTCATTGGCGATACCCCAAGGAATAGCCAAATCCCGGATGTTGGTCCGCGCCAACTGCTCAGGGTCTTCCGCCAACTGCCGCATCTTCTCCTTCTGCAACAGCCTCAACCCCTCCGCAATCTCCAGCGCATCCTGCGCCAACTCCCGCCGCCTATCCTCCAAGACCATCTGATGCCGGGCTTTAAGGCGACTAATCGTCTCCCACTTCATCCCCAGCTCCTCCCTGATCTTCCCAAAGGAGCACCCCTCAGCCAACATCTCCAAAGCTTTGACGGCCTTAGCTGGGTCCCGCCTTTCCAAGAAGTTCCCCTCAGCCTCCCCGAACTTAGCTATCTCCACCGCCATCTCACTAACAGGCTTTCTAGCCCGTTTAGCGCGTTCTTTGGTCATCGGGCTATGCTGGTACGCCCCAACGGGGCGGATCAAGCCTAATCGCAAGGGGCGGCTTTTAGGGACATATTGGGAATTTTTTAAAAGGGTCGAGTGGAGCAATCCCAATTTACCCACCCCCCCCACCCCACCAACCCCCTCCCCCCTCCCAATTGGGAAGAGGTGACCACCCTATGGGTAGAACTAGGGGGAATACCCTAAGCACAAATGGGAGTAGTAACACCTGCGCGGGCGGGGCGAGGCTTAAGGGGGGAAGGGATTGCGCCAGCCGTTGCGCCCTACCCTTGGCGAGCCCTTGCCTTACCTGACCTTGACCCTGACCTTCACCCTGACCCTTGGCTCTCTCTCTTACCCTCCCGTTTGTTACCCTGTAGTGTACGCTTGGACACTAGGGAGTAGGGTTGCCGGGATTTCGTTTCCTAGGCGGTTTCCTTCGCGTTTGCGGGGCGCTTGTCCGGGCCCGTATCTAGATACCAACCGGGCCGAGATTTCGCGCCTATTGCGTTTGGGGGAAATTTCCCCACTTCGGAGGCTTAGAAATAAGTGTTTCTACGTATTGCGAAATCGCCACGGGCTATGGTAGTATGTTCTCACGGTTGGGACACCCAGCCAAAAACCAAACATCAAATGATCACGAAAACCCGTCTGCATATGTTCCGCAGCGATTCGAAGCTTTGCTATTCCGCTTGGGGGGTCACGGAAGGCGACGCCGCCGTCGCGATCCGCAGGGCCTACCCCAACGTTGGCCGACTTGTTTACCTTGGCGCGCAGTAACTAAGCGTTCCCCGTTCCCCTCGCGAAAGTGAGGGGATAGGGGAGCCCTTGGGGCTCCGCTAACATAAACCATACATACCATGAAAGACACCATACGCTCGGGGTCGGACTTTGCCGACCGCTTCCAGAAGATAAGGCCCAACCAGTTTTCGCGTGCAGGGCTTTACTCCCTTTTCGACTATCTCGAAGAGTTGGAGGAGGGTTGCGGGGAGGAAATTGAGTTCGATCCGATTGGGCTTTGCTGCGATTGGACCGAATACGAAAACGCGACCGAGGCTTGCGCGACTTATGGGCACCAAGAGTCCGACGCTGACAAAGCCTTTGAGTGGCTATTGGATCAAACGCACGCAATCGAATCCGGGGAGAGTGTCCTTGTCCTTAACTTCTAAGCATATGCCTACCAAGCCTTTTCAGCTAGTTGCGGGGAAGCCTTTTCTCCTGATTGATGGGTTGCGGGGTATTCACGTTCCCCAACGCTGCGCTTGCCTTGATGGGATTGCGGGGATTTCGGCGGATGATTTGGCAATCCTTCGCGCCGGCCCTTCTCACGAAGCATATTGGGACACTTGGGAGGACGCTTTGCGCTTCGGGGAGATTGAGGACAAGGGGGTCACTTACTCGTTGCACTCAAGCGCCGAGGGTGACCTGTGGGCCATTCCTCCGGATTGGGAAGTTAACCCGGACGGTTCGTTTCGCGATCCTGAAAGCGACACGCTCCGCCGATATGTTCTCCCCGCGCATTGGGCTTGCTACTTGGGGAATGGAGACGAAACGCAAGACGGCGAGGCGGAGGAAATCGAAGCCTTCCTGAAAGCCGAGGGTTTGCGCCTTTGGACTTTTCACGATTGCGGGGAGTCCTTTTTTGGCAAGCCAGACTCCGGCGGATTGCGGGGAGATGTTGCCGAGTTTACTTTTGTCCTTATCAAATAAACACTTATGCAAATAAACAAACCATCAGATTTCGGACGCGCCTTGAAGCAAGGGCCCTTTGCGTGGCCCGGAGGCTATCCGCTTTATTTCGTTTGTTCGGACGGCGAGCCTTTGTCATTCAAAGCCGCACGCGAGCACGCGAGCCTTATTTGCCAAGCCATCAGGGATAAAGACCGCAGCGGCTGGCAAGTAATAGGCGCGGACGTTAATTGGGAAGACCCAAGCCTTACTTGCGCGCATACGGGGAAACCCATTGAAGCCGCATACCTATGAAAATCGCGCAAATTTACAGGGAAAACGCGCCTTGCGTTTTCGGGGTCTGGCAAGGGCAGCGAACCTTTGGGGTTCGTCCGCTTGCCGTATTTGACACCTATGAGGCCGCGACGAAATGGGGCAACAGCCTCGCTTTGTCGCGTGAGGATTGCCAAGCAATAGAAACCGAGGCGCTTTGGACGTGGCAGGAAAAGGGAGGATGCTACGCTAGGAAGTTGCTTGCCGATATGCTGCGCGCTTGGCGTAGGTTTGGGGATAACGAAAGGGCGAAATGGCTTCGAAATACCGGGTACGCGTACGATATGAGGAAATGCCGATGAAAAAGGGCGACTTTGTGGCAACGGCCCTTTGGCTTATCGTTTGCGCGGGCTTCCTGTTGTACGGGGCCGGGCTCGCCCTGTTAGGTTAACTTAGCCTTCCCCATTTCGGGCACCCCTTTGCCGGGGGTGCCTTTTTTGCGTCCGGGTGCCGTGCGCGGGTATTCCGCCTTGGATCCGGGCCTCCCCTTGCGCGTTTCCTTTGGATTTAACGGGTGCCGGGCGTGCGTGGAGTGTCACGGTAGCCTTTTAGGGTTAAAACCCGTAGAAACGCAAGGAAAGGCCATTTGCGGCGATTTCAGAGAAATAGGTAATTCCCCCTATTCCCGAATCCTTCCCCGAAGCTTTCCCCGTACGTGTTCCCCACTACGGAAGAGGCTTGCCGGGCGCGGGCATTAGGGGGAAAAGCCCCTTAAAGGACGAATCCCCTTAAAGGGCGAATCCCCGGCCACTAAATCGAGTAAATCTACTAAAATGCCCGAATCCCAGCTCCTTATCTTGTTCCTCGCGATTGTCCAGATGGAAAGCTCCGGCGACCTGAACGCCCGCAATGGGTCCGCCTTAGGCCCGGCCCAAATCCAGCCTGCCGTGGTCAAGGACGTGCAGGCGTGGGGCCACAAGGCTTCCTTAAGCGACCGATCCACCCTTGATGGCAGCTTCCGCTTGTTCGTGCTCTACACCGATAGGTGGGTGGCGCGGCACCGCCTACCCGACACGCCGCAGACCCGGGCCAACATCTGGAGACACGGCCCTAACTCCAAATACGCCTTAAAGGGCGAATCCACCAAATACTCCTTAAAGGTCGAATCCCTCATTAAGGATCAACATCTTAGTTGGGCTAAGCCTAACTGCCTTAAATGGCTTAACGACAGACGGAAGCACGATCTCAGACGCTAGGGTGATGGTCGATTTCTTGGCGGGGATTCCGTTTAAAACCTTCACCCTCTTAGAACTTTCTTCAAACATATCTAGCTGGTCTTCAGAGGTTTGCACGCTTAAAGGCAAAATCCCACATCTAAAGCTTGATGTCAACCGTCTAACCTGCACAGTCAGCGATGTCAGCAGCGGTCCGCTAGCCGCGTCCAAGTTTCCCTGTTAGTTAAGGAGAGGCCCGGGCGTTTCTAGCGGAACGTTTCCGGGCCTTTCCCATTTAAGGCCCCGTAGGGTTCCGGCCACGTATCAGCTACAAAGCACCGGACGCCTTAAACGGCGACACACTTAGCTTGGCTAGGTTAGTTGGGCAAAAGTCCATCCCGAAACTTTGAGACTTCGATAGGGGTGGCGTGGGGGCTCTAAAGCACTCAGGCTCAGGTCAGACCCGCCCAACCCGAAACTCTGAGCTTGCCTTGGAGGAATAAGCCAACGGGAACAGCAGACCATAGGAACCCCTATGGAAGTCTCTTGCATCTCGGCTAGGTCAGTAGACAAGAGTGATCTTTAGATGTTACTGCCGGGACTCAGCTACGCTTCGCCCTATGGCGGATCGGAAAAAACATACATTCAAATCCTTAACCTAAAACCCAACAAAACAGATGATGACACTAATATGCAGCGGACTGGGATTCCTGATCGGAGTCGTAGTCGGAATCGTGATCCAAAGCGAAGATGGCCCTGACCGGGAGGACTTCGAATGAATCACGCAGAAGAAGCCATTAGGCTAATCACCGGCGATAGGAACGAGTCATATGGCACACCAGATCAGGATTTCAGCGGCATCGCCGCGATGTGGACCGGACTCCTCAATACCCGCCTCACCAGCCCCATCACGGCAGAGGACGTTCCGCTGATGATGTGTGCCTTAAAGCTTAGGAGACAGGCACATAAGCCGAAGGACGACAATTTGATTGACGCGCACGGGTATCTCCTGTGCCTTCAATGGATGACGACGGGAAAACGCCCCGTCTCAGGAAACCAAAACCAAACAGAGAAAGCAGCACATAATGAAGATTAAAAGACCAGCCCTATATAGCCCGGTGGCGATGGCCGCCTATTTCCTTGGACGGGCCGAAACGCATCGGCTGAACTCCCGATACGAAACTCGGGACCAATTCCGGCAGGGGGCCCGGCAGATGATGCGGGAAAACGCTCTGCGAGCCGTCTACTGGATGCGCCAGATCGGAGGTGCGTCTTGAACTGGAAGATCACCGAAAAGAGCGATACGCACTTCTCTGCCGAAGACCCCAACGGCTACTGGAAGGTGTACCAAAAGTGGGACGGGTGCCTTGAAATCACTCGCTCAATGAATCGGCCAATCGACGAAGCGGAGGCGGACGACATCACCACGATGCACATCTGCGATTTGGATCGATTTGTTGAGCGGCTGTCCGAACTCGCTGCACTCACCCAAATCCACCTGCCCAATACGGATGCTGCAAAGAACGCGGCCCGAATCGTGGAGGTGAAGCCGTGAACCCTGTCAACGAGCACGGCGATATGATCGCCATCACAGCCTACTACCGCCGCGAGGCGGAACTGAAGGCTCAGGTGGACGACCTCCAAAGGCAATTGGACAACGCTCGGACTGGCTGGCTCTGTGAGACTTGTGATGGCCGTGCCTGTGAGGGCCAGCGGCAGAGCGAGTTGATGTTCGCGGCGAACGAGGCCCTACGGGAAAAAATAGCGGACTGGGAGAATGCGGTAGCGCACGCCCTAGAGCATCGACCCGACGAGCAACATTGCACTTGTGTTGCCCCGTTAGTCGGAAAGGTGCAACAACTGGAGCGTGACAACGCCGCGCTGCGCGCCGCCCTCGACGCCGCACGAAAGGAGAAGCCGTGAGCTACCCAATGCACCCTAAAGCTCAGGAGATAGAGCGCCGCCTGATGCAAATGCAGATGGTCAAGGAGATCATCGCAGACCTCCATTGCGGATGGCGTGCGATTAAACGTCAGCGACGACGCATCGGACTAAAGCTCATCTGGGCAACTGAGGCCGAGCGAATCGCCATTGCTGATAAGCGGGGCGTGGATAGGAGGTTAGTTACGTGACTCCCTTAACAGAAAAAGCCCAGCTTGATGTCCTGCAATGCGGCAGACCTGCCAAGGTCAAAGCCGAGTTCGCCGCCCAACTAGAAACACAAATATATGCCCTCACAGCCTTCATCAGAGACCCCGAAGTCTTCCAACACCTCAGCGTGGCACAGATCGCCAAACTCGACGCTATCTTTACGGATTCGGTTTGAGAACGCTGTTCGCGCTGGAATGACCCTCAAGGAATTGAGGGATAAGTTCCGCGAGATCGATCCAAAAAATGTATCCCATCGAATCACCACGATGGGCTACCAGAGACACTACCTCACCAACGAGGAGTACAAACACATCCTAGCTCGTAGAAAGATACAAAATGAAACTCCCGCACAATGAGGAAGCTGAGAGGATTGTCCTCTCGGTCGTGATGAACGAGGGTCCATCGGCCCTCCTAAAAGCTCTGGACTACAAAGTCACAGAGGCTTGGTTCTACAACCAGTTTGCCAAGGTCATTTGGAAACAGGTCAACGAGGCCCACATCCGGGGGATTGGACTGGAGCCGCACATCATTTGCGCGGAACTCAAGAAGACCGACCCAGAACTCAAGCGATGCGGAGGGCTGGCTAACTTCTCCGACATCTCAGGAGCCTCGCCTACGCCTCTGGCTTTCGTTTATAGCCTAGATGCCCTGCGTGACCTGTATCAGGCCCGCGAACTGGCTGTGGTGGCTTCTGAGACCCAGCAAATGGCCCTAGCGGGCAAGCCACAGGTCGATGAGTTTGTGGCTAAGATCAGCAAAGTCTTAGCCATCCGAAACCAGACGGCTACTCAGGTGTCGCTCAAAGACGCTGCCTCACAGGTGATGGCGGACCTCGCCAAGCTTCTCTCGGGGGAGGCCGAGCAAACCGGTATGACTTGGCCTTGGGCTGATATGACCAAGGAGTTGGGAGCCGCGACTGGAGGGGAACTGATCGTCATCGCCGCCCGTCCCGGTGTCGGAAAGTCCTCAATGGCCCGCGACATCTGCCGCCACTTTGCGTCCCGATATGGCGACACGCTGCTCTTTTCGCGTGAGATGCCAGTCAAGAAGGTCTGCAAAGGACTGGCTGGGATGATGTCGGGCGTCTCCGTCCGCGCCATCGAATCCCGGCAAGCCTCCCAGCACCAGATCAAGGCGTTTGAGAACGCCCTGAAGGACATTGAGACGAACTTATCGAAGCGTCTGCACATCTTCGACTCGGATCGGAACCCGTCCCAGATCGCCGCCCGCATTGAAGCGTGCAAAGCTTTTATGCAGGTCAAGGCTGTCGTGATCGACTACCTCCAGCTTTACGTGCCCCCGCACGGCAAAGGCGAGACACGCGATATCGCCATTGGGCAAACGACGTTGGCGTTCAAAGACCTCGCCGTCTCGATGGGTATCCCAGTCATCCTGCTGGCTCAGGTGAGCCGGGAGGTAGAACGCGAGAACCGCATTCCCCGCCTCTCAGACCTCCGGGAGTCCGGCAACATCGAGCAGGACGCGGATAGAGTCATCTTCATCCATCTCCCCACCGAGAACTCCGAGGGCGGCACGCAGAGCTTGAACGACCAAACCGTCCAGAACCTAGAGGTGGAGATTGTCCAAGCGAAGGGCCGCGACAACGGCTGCGCCAGCATCAGGATGGTTTTCAACCGTCCAACCACCAAGTTCCAACAGATCGCACGATGAGCGCAGGCAAAGGAGATTCGCCAAGGAATAATCACTCGGAAGCCTTTCGTACTGGCTGGGATAGAGTTTTCGGCAAAGAAAAAGCTTCCCTTCCTCAGAACAATCAACCACAAGAGAAACGAGATAAAGATGATAAAAATGAAACTCACACGAAACGACTACGAGACGCAGCTCGCTAAAGCCGCGCTAGTCATCAGCGGTTTTCTTAACCGCTTTGAAGAACCTACCTGCCAAGAGCAGGCTGAAGTTGCCGAGATGGCGATCCTTTGGCTCCGCGAAACTGACGAACTGCTGAACACAGATGAAAACATCGGACAAAATTGACCTGATCTCTGCGGCCCTTCTGGTCGCTCAACGCGAAGTGGCTAATGCGTCTAAGGACGCCAAGAACCCGCACTTCAAGAACAGCTACGCTTCCCTCGGGAGCGTTATCGAGGCCACTAAGGGCCCGCTCAACAAGGCGGGCATTGTGGTCCTCCAGACCCTTGGAGATGGCGGGGATCGGGTG